TATGTCTTCTTCCCGAGCGTTCTCTTTCGCATTGGCTTCATTGAATTGAGCAATCGCCTCATTTCGCTCCGAAGCCCGTGAGAGAAGGCGACGTACTTGAGTAGGCGGGACACCCTTCTCGATCAATGCCGACCGGAGCGTGGTAATGTCGTGACGCCCATCGTCTGTAATGTGCGTGAAGAGTCGGCCGCGATCGGCTCGCTGGCCCTCGGTGATGTCTCCAAGCACTCCCGGCCATGACTGGTCGGGCACTGGAGGCGGAGGCTCATTCAGTCCCGTCCCACTCCCAGGCATTTGAGGACCGAGAAAACCCGTGTCGCCTGTATTGATGCGTGAATACCCCGGCCCTTCACTTGTATAGCCAACACGGTCGAGCGACTCCGGTGAGGGGGGAACAATATCCTGGATGGGCTCCTCTGTGTAGATGCCATTTTCGTAGTCGCCTTCGCGCGCGCCCGACTCATACGACACTTGCTCGGTCGGCGGTGCCGGCCCTACTCCCGTAGACGCCCCCGGCATATCTTGAGGGTGCAGCCTATCCGTTCTATCGAAGCTAATCGTCTCTTTATCTATGGTCTTGATTAGATCATTGTAGATCTGATCAGCCTTCGCTTCCTGATGGCTCTCGTAGCCCTCGCCGGCAATCTGGCCAAGGCTCCCAATCATTTGCGATGTGATAGCACCCTTTTCCCGGGCTTCTTGCGCGCGTATATTCCCTACTTCACGGATCGACTGCGCACGAGCTCGAGAACCCGCGCCCATTAGGTTGGTAATGGACCCGACGTAGGGGTCTTGGACGGTACGATATTGAAAGGGAGGCATGGCTCTCGTTAGCTCCTCGCCAGGCTGTACTGTTCTCCGAACCGATCCTGGCCTTGCTGTCTCCACTGATTGTAGGACTGCACCCAATTGTTATACTTATTCTGATAATCCTGCTGCTGTTGGTTGGCCCCGATTTGGTAGCCCGTCGTGCGTCCTTGCTGCGTCTGGCGCTCGGCTGACAAACGGTTGGCCTCATTCACATCATAAGCGCGCGCCCGACCCGTCTCATTCCCCGCCCAGGTATTCCAGGCGTTTGACGCATTCACGTCGTAGGCCCGCGCTCGGCCGGCTTCGTTCCCTGTCCAGGCGTTTCGGGCATTGCCGGCATTCCGATCAAACGCTTCACCGCGAAGGCCCTCGTTCATGCCGTATTGGTTCGCCATCCGGTTATACACATTGCCGTATTCCTGGCTCGCCGCCTGTTGCCCATAATCCAAAACGTCCTTCAGCGTACCCCCTGTCCGAGTAACCCCACGGGCCGCACCGCTTCGCTCCAGTGCTTGCTGGCCCTGCTGTAGGCGGAACTGATAACCGGGGTCCGCTGCCATGTCGGCCGCGGTCGGTGCCGTGAATGGGACCGGAGAGGCATAAGTCGGTGCCGTGTATGCGCCAGCCGCATACGGGTCTGGGGCTGTGTACGTGGACGCCGCATAGGGGTCTGGGGCCGCATACGGAGCCGTTGGCCCATACGGGTCCACTTGCGGTACCGCCGGACTTGCGCCCTCGAAATTGCCAATGATACTCGTTGGACGGCCCAGCGAGTTAGTTGGCGCCTGGGTATACCCTTCCCGATTCCTGTTGGGCCCTAGCATCTGCCCCATGTTGCCCGACTGGTTTCCTCTGCTGTTGCCCGACTGGTTTCCTCTGCTGTTGCCCGACTGGTTTCCTCTACCGTCGTTGCTGCCTGAGTCATCGCCTGTATCGTCAGCTTGGATGCGTCTGGTGATTCTCGCTTTGGCTTCATCGAGCCATCGCTGTGGGTCTGTTCCGGCATTGTCGGCATATTGCATCTGCCGGATAGCCCCATCCAACTCATCCTGGGCTACATCTTCCCAGTTAGACCCCTCGCCAGATTCGCTGAATCCCGAGGCGTGTGTCCGTAAATTATTTAACCAGTCGCCCTTGTCGCGCTCGATCATGGCATGGACGCCGGCATCGGTCGGTGACTGAACCCCCTCTTCTGATCCAAAAGGGTTTTCGTACTTGGGTTCTTCGCTGTCTGTGCTTATAGGAGGACCGGGAATGTCCGTGTCTGGATAGTCTTCCTCTTTTGGCGGTGGCCCTTGGCTTCCACCACGAAACCAGTCCTCCATCGCTTCTTCATGCGCGGTACGCGGCCTTTGTGACATTAGATTTCCCCTTGAGCTGAATACTGCAACTTACTCAGCAACACATTTAATCCTTCGACTAACTCGGTATCAGATAAATTCGTCGTGGGCTGCACGTCTATCTCAATTGATTGCTTGGGCGACCCGAACATTCGGTCCATGATCTGAGCCAAGGCTTGTGTATTGGGACTCACGCTCGTCAAGCGGTAGTGCTTCTCTCCGCGATTTAGTGCTTCAGATGCCTTCTCTGGATCAGTGACATGCGCCCAGCGACCCGACTTATCACGAATCTGCAAATGAGTCTGTCCTACGGCCGACAGAATCTGCGACGCAATAATCGCGGGCATGTGCGCAGCCATGTTTTCTTTCCAGAGGCGCAGTAACTCCTCTTTCTCTACCGTAGGCTTGTAGGGACCGAAAATAGTGCCATCCTTGAGGCGCATCCCCACTTTGAGACCCGCTGGACGCCCACCGAGATTCCGATCTGCGAGAGCAACCGGCAATGTATCGGCCGGCACGGGAGGGTTCGCCACGGTCGTCCCAGTAGACACTGCTAACCCCCAGCCCCCATGAGCCGGTCGTATTCTTCCGTTCCTTGCCAGGCACTATACTCTTCAGGGCTCACACCATTTCTCGCGGCCGCCTCCCGCATAGCGAGATCCGTCAAGGCAGTCGCCCGCTGCTGCTCCTCGGTCATGGCCTCGATAGCTGGGTCTGGGGGAATCTCTGTCGATCCGGGGATATATCCAGGATAGGCCCGCGCAGTGCGCTGCAAGGGGTCCATCTCCGTGTAGGCGGCCTCATGCAAGCCGGCGATCTGTCTCGGCGCAGCTCCTGTGAGTTGTCCGATATTGCCCAGTCGCTGTTGCTGGCCCTCCCACCGGTCATAGGTATTGCGTCCTTGTGCAATACCCTGGTCGTATATGTTTCGGCGCCCTGCTGCTGTCTCGCCGCGCTGGTTGACGGCTGTGTCCCAGCCCTGCAATTCGACGTTTTTCTGGTCCGCCAACCATTGATTGAAATTGGCCTCGCGATTAACTTCTGATTGCTGACGGAGCCACCGCGACTGGCCCTTCGTATACTCCAGTGCCTCCCGTGCTGTTCTTGCCTGGATCTCGGCCGCCTCACGGCTCGCAGAGGCTTGTTGATTCGCCGCCTTCCCAGACGCACCTCGGTTAGACAGACTATTAAACAGGCTTACTCCGCCCTGGATAAGATAAGGTGCAAGAGCTGCTAACATTGGATTTTCCTCTGATTTCACTGGCGGCATGGCCACTGCACTATCAAAACTATATAACAGTCTCTGCGCAATTCAGTCACTCATGTGCGCTCTGACACTGGAGAAATTTCGCCGGTCGTGACCCACGTCATACGAGTTGCTCCACGCATATATCTAGCCGGTACTGCATAGCTGTCGCGCCGCTCGATGCGTACGTCGTGGCATACGTGAGGTTTGTGGCCTGGTCAGCCCGCACGATGGCCACGAGGCTTCCTGTCGTGGCGATCGTATTGCCAGTCATCGCAGCACTACTAGCGGTACAGGCCACGACCTGAGTCCATCCAAACGTAATCGTTAATGAGCTAGAGCTCGAGGCCGCCCGTGTAATACGGGCCGCCGCCGAGAGGCGGTAGACACCTGGCGCAATCGACGGCACTGCAATAGCCGTGGCACTCAGCGAGGCTGCTTGCGTTGTTTTCTCGACGGTGCCCAGGCGTTCCGGGGTGTTATCAACACGTCCCGTCAATGACAGTAACCAATACCGCATTGCGTGGGTAACGCGCCCACTGATACGGTCGTCCGAGACGGGACGTTCTACGACAAATTCTGGTATAGGCGCGAGGACTGACGACATCAGCCGCTCCTCCAGAAGCCACGTCCCTCGACTTCCGCGCCCACCAATCTCCACGGGATCGGGTCGCTCACTGTGATGCTTGGGACCCAACACTGCGTGCTCGAAGGCAAGCGCGTCCAGACGACATGCACGCCATAGGCGCCCTGTTTCCCCGCACCGGCCGTGCGTTCGTCAGACCAGGTCTTCGTATTGATCGAGGATTGCAGCATGACGCTCGGATCGACGCCGGCACCACTCGAGTTACCCAGGCCGACCTCCATCATCAATTCGAACCGACTGACAAACATGCGGCGCACGTCTGGGTTACGCCATAAAGGTGGAGGAGTACGTACGCGCCGGATGACTGACCCATCACATTCGGTTGTGGTGGTGTTGTCCATCACGCATAGCAATCCGCTGCTTCGATCGCCGACTAAGTGCTTAGAGAATCCATAGGCATGGCTCCGCGGTCCCCAGATACCAAAGTCTCCATCTGAAGAATCCCATACTCCACGCTCATGCCATATCCCGCTCACCAGGTCATATACCCATGTGGCATTTGCACTCGGGAATGTCAGGCAATAGAAAATATGGCCTTCGGCTGAGTAGACCACGGCTTCAGCATCGGTAATCTTTGAGGTGCGCTCATACCCTGCAATGGCCGTCTCAACAGCGTGCGTGCTAATACGTACAGGGTTTGGGCCTTGGGCGCTGACGACCATGCCCGCCCCATCGGCTGTTCGAGACAGCCAACACATCGTGTCCCCTACGAGCTTGACGGACCAGGGTGCGGGGGTGCCATAACTAAAGACGGCCCCAGGGACGGGAGCGAAAGGAAACGGGCTCGTGCCGGCGTCATACCAGACCTCTCCTGTCTGTTCCCCAATGAGCCAAATCTGCCGGCTCCCATCAATCACCATAGCCCGCCACGGATCTGGTGCGATACTGCGCTGGGCAAACTGGGTGGCATCCCAGGTTGTGCCATCGTTTAATTCACTGATGCGGAACTTTGAGGTGGCGGTGTTAAAGGCGAGGAAATAGCCATCAATCATTCCGGCCATCACGCAATCTCCAGTCAAGACCGTGGAGACGCCGTTCGTGGAGAGATTGAGCAAGTAGCCATTCGTCCCACTGGCAATAAGGAGCTCGTCGCCGCCGTCGCCGTTCGAGGCAATCGAAGCGGGATTCGAGTCCTGCACGACAGTGCCGCGACTCGTGGCCGTCGCTGTGTCGAATATCTCGTAGAGTGTGGGCCCGACAACCGCATGGACTCGCCCGGCCATCGAAAACAACGCCCGCGTATTGACCTCTGGCACCGTCAAGAATGTTGACTGACCAGGACACGGATAGAGCGCGGCCCCCCACGGAACCGCGCCTTGATTAATGCGTTCTGGATACCAATTGACCGTGCGCTCTATATCGGCCATTGGGCTTTGCAAGGCAAACGACCCTGAGATAAAGCCGGGATACAGCATTAGGTATCCGAATAGATGTTATAGGGCCATCCCGCACCGCCGAAGAGCGTCCCTGCTACGCCGGACGACATATCAGAGAGACGCATATTCGCTCGCTTTACGTCAGCCTTGCTTTCCATCGCGGCCACTTGCAACGCCGGCGTAATGCCAGCATCAAACGCTGAAGAGAGCTCGAGCGCCAATCCTGTTCGTAGAAACCGCCGATACCCTGGCGGAAGTGCCACCGTATCAGAGACCGCTGCAAACTCAGGTACAGGTGTCAGTGAGTAGATGACACCCTCGAGCGTAGTGCTGGTCGGGATCGGGTAAGGGATCAACACGCCATAGCCGCTGGCATCGTATGTAGGGTTGTAGTACCAGACCTGCGGAAAGGTCGAGGTGAGCGTCTTCTGCGCGATGGCATCATACGCATCTTCCGTGAGTGGAGGCCCGAGATTGTATTCAATGGTCGTATCGGGCGCGGTATCCTGAAACCCGATATTTTCAATCGCTAACGGACCTGTGGGCCGTGCGATATTAACAGTCGCCCCTGTTCCAATCGTGTAGGAACCCGTTCCAGAAACGAGGGTCCACACAGTGCGCGTAAGGGTATACACGCTTAACCGCTCTGTTGCCAGCGTATTAATCCAATCATTCAAACGCGACAAGCCAAGTGCCGCATCGTCTGCCGAGACCACTTCTCCGCTTTGGATGACGCGCAGATCTTGCAATGCGCCGGTAATGAGCTCCGTGACAGTCATGGGACTTAGATCTGATACATCGCGTTCATGAGTGTCGCCGTCGTGTT